CACCGACACCGAGCGCGGCATCTATGTCCTGGGCGCCGATCGCGTGATCGTCGATGGGCCTGGCATCTTGGAAAGCAAGCTCACCCAAAGCGCGCCAGAGGATGAGCCGGCCGCATACCGTGGACCAATCCAGCTTCAGGGCTGCATGATGTGCACCGGCTTTACCTGGGGTGCGGTCTGCGTTCTCTATCGCGGGATCGAGCTGCGGATCTTTGTCTATCCAAAGCTCCAGGCAATCCACGACCAGATCACCGACGCGGTCACCGAGTTTGAGCGGCGCAAGCTGGGTCCAGATTGGTACCCCCCGGTGTCAATATCTGACGCGGCCAAGACGTGGGCGACGGCAGAAGAAGATGCGCCGCCCGTGTCGCTGGGGAAAGATGCCGCCGATCTGATCGACGACATCCTGACCGCCCGTGAGGTGATAAAGGCTTCAGAGGCCACGCTGGAGGCAGCCAGCGCTGCGCTGATGGAGATGCTTGGCAATCACACCGAGGCGCTTGTGACCGACACCGATGGGTCACAGTACCGCGTCCGTTGGCCGATTAGAAAGTACAAGGCGCAGCCTGCTAAGACGACGCCTGCGAAGGAGGCGTATCAGGTCCGCCTAAAAACGCTCGACATCAAAGAGCTGCAAGCCTGACAAGTAGGGCCGGGGATGACCCGGCCCTTTTCATTTACCAGCGGGAAGGATAGATGCCGTCCACGCAGATGCATGGCATTGGAGCCTCGCCCCACTGCATTGCTCGACCCGTCGAGTCCTTGGGGCGCATGTCAGGCAGGGCAAAGTTTCGGACGCCGTCGCCGCCATAGGTCGTACCCAGGAGCGAGAACAGCGCCGCGTTTTGCTGGATCGAGAGCTGATGCCCGTCGCACAGCAGCCACCCCTTGGGGGCAAAGTTGCCAGCGAACCAGCCGACAGATCCAAGATAGCTTTCCGGTCCCATGCTTTCCTCCTACGCCATGAACTCTGAGGCCTGCTGCTCGACCTCGGCGACGCGCCGGGTCCAGCCCTTGCCGAAGGTGGCAAAGGTGGGCAGCGCCTGAAGGAAATCGAGACGGCCACGGCAGATCTTCTCGACCAGCTCCTCGGCGTCGGCAGCCGCCACAGCAGCCAACGTCTTCGGGCCAATGGCACCGTCAGCCGGAACGCCGACCGCCGCCTGCAAGGCCTTGGCAGCCCGGCCCGTGCCGCTGTTGACGGCATAGTCAAAGACGGCATGGTCGACGCCTGACGGCAGGTCGTCGCCGCGCACCTTGTCCCAGTAGCGGGCCTTGTAGAACGGGGCGACCGTCTCGCGGGTCAGGCCGCGCATCGTCGCCTCATCGACTGTGTGGCCGACATACTCTTCCCATGCCCGCTTGGTGACGCCGAGATTGGTCATGCCGCCGGGATCTTTTGGGTGGTTCACGAAGCCGCCTTCGTGCTTCATAAGATGATTAAAGCTGGCCTCAAAGTTTGCACGCATCATTTGCCCCCATTGGGTTGTGTACTAAGCGCTTTATCTTTTTCGCGTGACCCAGCGCTGCTGCCAAAGTGGAAAGCGACTACCGCTGTGACTGTATTGGTGAGCGCGCCAAGCATCATGAGGATCGCCTCGGTGCCTGACTGCGGCATCCCTCGAAATAACATCCAAGCAAGGCAGGCAAAAAAGCCGCCGACGATGAGGAAGCTGAGAACCTTCGCAGTCCAGTCGCCTGTTCGCATCGCCATGTCGCGAGCTTCATGCCGATCCTGCTGCGCGATCTTTTCAAGGTCGATGTCCAGCTCCTTCATTCGCACGCGGAAATCTGCGTCGGTCTTTCGGAGCTGCGCGATTTGTTCAGGCGTCGCGTTCTGCACCGCCGCTTCGATCTCTTGGGGCGAGCCGTCGGGACGACCTAGCAATACGTTCGACACGGTCTTGACAGCGATCCCTGCCAGAGGCCCGCCGACCGCTGTCGCCAGTGTGGGTGCTACCGACGCAATGAGAGATCCTATTTTTGAAAATTCCATGCGTACCCCCTATGCGTGCTTGATGATTGCGATGATGATCACGATCAGGATAATGAGGGGAATGCCTATAGCTGGCACAGCCATCATGATCATGCGGACGTGCGCCGCGCGTTCTTCAGCGGCTTTGCGCGCCGCTTCTTTTTGTGCCTTCCTAATCCGCGTGATCTCTTGCTGTATCTGTTCCCATGCCGTGATCCCATAAATGCCGACGATCTCATTGCGCACTTGGTTTCGCATCTCTTCTGCTTCTCGCTTTGCAGCAAAAGCTTTGAGCGCAATCTCTTCAGCGCTTTCCTTTTGTCCCCACCCTCGCGGAGGATCAGCAGCCAGTCGAGCAAGGTCGCCTTCTGCTTTCAAGAGGGTCGACATATCTTTCACGATTGCCGACACGTCTTTGCCTAGCTTAATCGCAGTCGAGATCCCGGCGGCTGCGGCTTTGGCTGTTGCGAGAACAGTGATAGGGTCCATTTATTCCTTTCGATAGCGGCGCAGGATTCCCTGCACGGTTTCTGTTTCGTAAATCCTGATGCCAGTCCACACGATTGTAAACAATGCGGCGATTGCCGGAAGGGCACCCGCCAGCGTTCCGACAGCAGTAGTTACCGACACAACATCTCCAATCAGTTTGAGCTGTTCTGTTGCTTGGTCAGACATCCGTTCTATCCCTTACAAAGCAGGCGCCAATAACGCCTCATTCAGAGGAGCTTGTTATTACGATGATCCACAATTGGGTTGCTTCATCCCAAGTGTACATTTTTCCATCGTTTGGATAAGGAACAGGTGCTTCCCACCGGAACGTGTTGGTGTTCAACAACCAAGATGGATAAGGCTTTGGCGGAATGAACGCGCCAGCCGTTGCATCAAAGGTATAGCCAATACCAGCATAGTTATAGCGAAACGAGGCGTTATAGCTGGTCTGCGCCCAGTTGGTATCTTCGCCATAAAGAGAACGGCAGAAGGAAATACCGATTGGTTCACTAACAGGGAATGGCTCATTGTTTATGGCATCGTTGCTTACAACGATCACTTCCGTCACAAGGTTGTTTCCGTCAATTTTGGCAAAGTGTGCCATCATTCCCCTCTTAGAACGTGATGCTGCCAGAGCCGGTGAATTTATATGTTCTGTATCCACCAGAAACGGTAACTGTTGGTGAGCCTGTTGTAGTCGTTGCTGCCGTATAGCTGTCGGAATATCGGATTATTACAACCCCAGAGCCGCCTGATGCACCTGTCGCATTTCGACCGCCGCCGCCGCCGCCACCCGTATTTGCTGTTCCAGCTACGCCACTTCCCCAGTTTGCTCCCGGTACTGTGGCAAATCCAGCGCCACCACCGCCAAGTCCCCCTGAAGCGGCTGCTGGCGCTCCCGAAGAAACACCCGCGCCACCGCCACCGCCACCATAGTATGTGCCAGACGATGTAGGCCATTGAACACCGTCACCACCATTCCCCCCTTTGTAAGGGGAAACTGATTGACCGTTGTAGCCAACCATCGACGCGCCGCCACCGCCGCCACCACCCGCGCCAGCACCGGGGGCATGATAAGAGGATCCACCCGCATAGCCTTCGACAGGAGAATATCCACCAGAGTTACCCGCTGACCCTGCGCGTGTTCCACCAGCACTATTTCCGCCAGCGCCGCCGCCCGATCCACCAGTCGATCCAGAGCTATTCCAGCTACCACCACCACCGCCGCCAGAAGCAGAAATGGTTGTAAGACCGGAACCGCTTAAAGATGAACCCGTTCCACTAGCCGATGTTGACGCACCACCACCGCCAATTGTAGCCGTGTAAGTTACGCCAATAGAAACAGATGCAGTGCCTGTTCTAACACCGCCAGCACCCCCGCCTCCTGAAATATCTGTTGTTCCCCCACCAGAACCGCCGCCTGCAACGACAAGGTATTCAACAGTAGGAGGGGGGCCTGCCGCTGCCGAACCAAGCAGTATTGCATAAGCAGTCATCAGCTTACTCCACCGCCAGTGATGACAAAGGTGTTAGATGCAACACAGAGCAACGTGCAAAGGCCATACTGAGCCAGTGTGCGGTTGCCAGTATTAGCAGTGCCAACTTGGCGAATTGTTACAGACGTACCCTGCGTGATCGTCTGATTGCTTCCGCTGTTGTTGTAAATGGTGATCGTGTCACCAGTGCTGAAGATACCAGAGTTAACAGTCACACCACCTGTTGTGATGCTGATATGTTTGCCTGCATCAGCGGCAACAAGAACATAAGCTGATGTCTGCGCATTCTGCGGAACCCGACGCAGCTCACCCTTACTGTCTGTAACAGTTGTGAATGTTCCATCCGCAGGCGTTGTTCCACCGATAACAGCGTTATTAATTGTGCCGCCGCTAATTGCTGGGCTAGTCAAAGTTTTGTTAGTAAGGGTCTGAGTGTCGCTTGTTCCAACCACAGTACCAGATGGTGCAGACAGTGTGGCTATTGAGCCAAGACCAAGATTGGTGCGCGCTGTTGCTGCACTTTGCAGATCGGACAGATTGTTTGCAGTCGCTAGGTAACCAGAGCCAGAGATATAGGCGGCGACCCATGCTGAGCCTGTGTAAACCTTCATGCCGCCAATAGCAGTATTAAAATACAAAGAGCCAGCGACAAGCGCATTGCCGTCATTATCAACGCTTGGGTCGCTTGCCTTTGCGCCGAGGTATCGATCGTCAAAGCTATCGAACGAAGCGAGTGTTGCATCTCGCGCTGCTTCTGCAGCCGTCTGGGCAGATGCCGCAGATGAGGCAGATGATGACGCATTCGACGCTGAAGTAGCCGCAGACTGTGCGTGATACTTCGCGCTGTATTCGCCGCCAGCCACAGTGCCTGTTGTCTTCGTCGCCCAATCATTGGCGAGTGCGGCAGACGCCGATGCTTCACTTGCCTTTGTCGTTGCCGTCGATGCAGAGGACGTTGCGCTCGATGCAGAGGATGAGGCGGACGATGCAGAGGATGAAGCGGACGATGCAGACGACGTCGCAGATGCGGCGCTGCTTGTCGCAGACGACGCGGACGACGTTGCC